AGCAACATCCGCCCGACCACTAGCCAACGCGGCATTTACGGTTTCGTGCGGATTTATAAATGATTTCGCAAGCTGTGGTGGGTTTTCTTTAGCCTCGGCAGGAGAAATAATAGCATTACCAATCGCGCTTGCGACGTCAGAAAAACCTTTTCCGAACGTATTATTCATATCGCGCATGCCCTGTTGGGCATCTTGTGCCGATGCCGTTGCGGCGTTTACGGCACCTTGTGACTCGCCGACGTCATGCGTAGCAAATGCACCAGTATCACCACGAAGACCGCCAGGGCCATCACCTTCACGAATTTCTCCACCCTCATCAAACGCATCACGCGCATGCCAGATCGCGCCCTCGACCTTGCCGCCTTTTTTGTAGGCGCGGCGTGTGCGACCGCCGCGGTTAAACCCGCCGCCTACCGGCCCTGATGGCGGTGTTTGTGGCCCGCGCCATGTAGTGCCTTGACGGGCGTGTGCTTCGTCGAGGTGGTTTTCGAGGTGTGCTTCAAGGTGCGATCGAGCACTATGGAGTTCGGCTGATGGATCTCGTCCGAGTGCTTCGCCCAACCCAGCCAAGTATGTTTCGCCATTAGGGTTCTTGCTCCAATCATTCCGCGCTTTTGTAATTTCAGCCTCGTGACCATGAGATGTCACATTAAAAGGCATTTGACTAAGCGTGGTATCTAACGCCCCACCCGGACGCAAGGAATTTTCTAATGCTTGTTTAGTTTTTTCGCCGCCTTTAGGGATTAGGGCACGAATGCCCGTCTCGCCAGTAGGAAGTGTAATCGGCTGATACCCTTCAAGCAAGCCTGAATCATCTGCAGCCATGATTTTTTGCCAAAAATCAGATAATTTATTTTTATCGGCCAAATAATTTGAACCGCGCTCAATAAAATCAATTCCAAAACCTTTTGGATTTGCCGTCATTGATTTTGCGCGATTGTGCCAAACTTCTGTTTGGTTTAATAAATAACCAAGCGCATTTGCCGCGATATCGGCACCTTTTTGCGTTGAAAGTGATTGCGCTACAGTTGCTGGATTTTGGTACTGTTTCCAAGCACCCGTTCCATGTACAAGACTATGTACATCAATACCTGAAAGTTTTGACGCATGATCCATAGCATGCTCTGCTACCGAATGCGTAATTGCGTATCGATCAGCTTCTGGCAAACCTTCTAAAGCTGCTCCGTATTTTTTTTCCCATGGCGACCCAGAGCCGGGGGCAATTTCATAAGAAATGCGACGAAAATTACGGCCTAAACCTGATTCTGAATCTTCTTCAGCGTTACGAGTAAGCTTTGTCATGCCCATCCAGCCGACTGCTTGAGCCTCTTCTGGGGTCCAATCTTTGCGGCCTTGCCATCCAATTTTTTTAAGATGATCTGTAAGAGCCCGCCCAAAGTCGCCGCGATTTTCATATGCGGCTTCAGATGGCGTTCCAGCCATATCAATTTTTAACTTAGCAAGTTTTTTAGGGTCATAACCAAGCTTGGTAAGGTGATTAATTAGCTCTTGGTCCACCATGCCCGTGTCACGTGCTGTATGTACGTCAACAACAAACGGCGCGCCGCCCTTTGGATGATTTCCCATCCAAGAACGAACAGGTTTACCTTCTGCGCTATCCACAAAATCTGCAATCTTTTGCCCAACGCCGCCAGCAATAGGTTGATCACGAAGAACATTTCGAGCTGCAGCCGTTGGATTTGGCATACCGCCTGCCGTCCAAAGATGCTCTGGGACGCCTCGAGCCATCTGTTCTTTTTGCATAAGAACATTGTTCATTGCACCAGCCGGAGAAATATTTTGTTGCGCTACAAGCCAAGCTTTCGCGTCTTTTTTAACTTTATTAGGGTCAGGCTGATATTGTTGGAAATCAGGATAAATGCGCTTGTACCATTCCGAAGCATGTTTAATTTCATGCGGTTCAAGAATATGCTCGTGGCGCTTTATCCAATCGTTAAAATTGATATCTCCCGTTACAAAATCAGGAAGATTGGAACCTAAAGGCGCTGAAATAACTGTGCGCGGATTGGCAGGCTTGCCAGCATCCGGTTTACGTTTTGCCTTTGCTACAAGACGTCTCGCGCTTTCATGCTCTGGAAATTCTAAACCTGTGCCACGATGTTGATCAATAACAGCCTGTTCAGCAGGTGTTGTTGTAACGCCGGTCGATGCTTTAACTGGCTTCACTTCCTTGGCAAGCTTTAATGCGTCCATCATTTGACACTCGTAATGGCTGGGATGACGTTGCCGAGGAGATTGCGGACGACCTGCTCGCTTTCAGGGTGAACCGCGATGTTCTGCGCCAAATCCACCATCTGGATCCGCTCCTTCGCAAGCATGTCTTCTTGCTTGATCTGGTTGTCAAACGTGTCGCGTTTCATTTCAGCTGCTAGTCCTGCTGCCTTCAGTTTAGTCTCAGCGATCTTGGCGTCAGCGAGCTTTTCTTTGATAATCAACTCGATGCCGTCAACGTGCTTCTCGTGGTCTGTCGGACCAACAACGCCGCCTTGCGCCTTGCCCTGCGCGTCCATTTGAGCTTTCGCCATATCCAACTGAATACGCGCTTGATCCAAGCCTAGCTTGCCCTGTACTTCTTTGGCCTTGGTGGCGCTGTCTTGTTGCTTGATCTGCAGCTCGGCCTTCTTCAGTTCCATCTCTGGAGGAGGCGTGCCCTGCGCTGAGGCTGGGATCATAAACTGCTCAGGGTTTGACCAGCCCACAGCCTGCAGCGCCGCGGTGTCGATCGCAATCGGATCGTACATCGATGGGTTTTGAGCTTGGATCTGTTTCAGAGCCACAACCTTCATCAGGCGTTGGGTCTGCGACGCCGTATTTGGGTCTGCCTGTGGAACCAAATCAACCTGATCCAAAGCACGGAGAAATGTCTCCTCGTCCCATTTGCGAGCTGGGCGGCGGTTCGCCTGCCAGAACGAATCAGGATTTTCACGGAAACATTTCACCAACATCTGGAACTCTTCTGCTTGCGCCGAGTGCATGCGCTTGTGAACCGAGTTCAGCACCTTCGTGGCCTGATCAATCAACGCAATCGTCGTTCCGACTGGCGCGTCCTGCTTACCTTCACCCACAGCCTGCTCGGCCGTGCCGCCGATCCGCATGCCCGTCTGATTGATATTCTCAACCAACGACATCAACCCACCGCCGACATCCTTATAAGGAAGCGGCATCACGGCCTGACTGATCGGCATGCCGCCAGTTTTTACAAGCGCGCCGCCGCCGGGCGGAACACGGAAGATGTTCGTATTCTGTCGTGCGCCGGTGTCGGCATAGAGAAAGCCAGGGAAATTGGCGTACATACCGGCGTCAAGCATTTCGCGCCAAGCAGCGGTCAGCGCATTGGTCGTGTTGCCTAGGATGTGCAGGAGACCCAGATCATAAAAGCCCATCCCCGGTACGAAGGTGTACTTAATAAATGATTGGCGCTGTTCCGGCAGTTCCTTAGTATCTTCATCATAATTGCGTACCACAGACAGGATTTCATGGGTCGATGCGTCAATCGTCACGCGGTACGGGATCTCGAGTCCCGTTTCTTTACCCTTGCGGCGATGCTCGAACCCCTTGATATCAAGTTCGCAATAGCACTCGTAGATCTCGCGATCACGGTCTTCTGGGTTAAACGATTCAGTCGATATACCTTGCTGCGCCATCTTCTCGCGTTGCGCCGCATCCCACTTGATCATCTTCGGGTCGGACAGGTCAATATCCTTATAGACGCCGAGGATTTGCATGCGCTTCACGGTCGAAGGCCGCATGTAGATACGGTGGGTTATACGTTTAGCGTTGCTGAGATCAGTGGCCGAGTTATTGACGATCAAGTCATCAGCATCGATCGATTCAGATACTGGTCGGTTACGTAGCGGGCAGAAGTATACCTTTTTGAAGGCGGTGCCACCAAATCCCAACATGAGAAGCATGCGGTCGGTGTCTGGATAATACTCTTTGGCCGTGCTTGTAAGATAATGATTGAGATCGTTCTCTAGATCATTAGCTAACTGGTCCGACTGGAGATTGGCGTTGTTGTTGTCTTCTCGGATTTTGACGGGCCCGTCAGTTGGCAATAGTTCGGCTCGCGCATTCGCCTGAAACCGCAATACAGCTTCGAGCAATAATGGGTGCCTGACCCGTGACATGCCTTCCACGGGAGCGCCATCGGCCGCCCCTGCCAGCCCAGGGATTTCGATTTTGAGGCCGAGGAGCTTGATGCCTTGGGCGCGGTCTTCGATCCATTCTTTTCGGCTGTCGAGGTCATCTTGTACGCCCTTCATCAAATTGTGGGCGATCATCGACAACTCGGCGCTATCGATCTCATCAACCAGATTGTCAAACCAACTTGCCTTGCGGGCGCTCTCGGACTTCTCGATCGGGCTACCATCCAGCGAGAACGTGATCGAACCGTCGGGCAGTTCGATCGACATAATGTTGCCGTGCTCATCGATGTCCTGCTTTGGGCCATCCTCCGCAATCTCAATCGAGATGTCTTCAGCTTCCAATGGGTCTTGGTCAACTAGTCTAAGGTTGGGGTTCGCAACAAGAGCCATATTCAAATCCCGTAAAGTGGTTCAGGCGGTTTGCCCGTGTAGAGCCGACTGTCTTCGTACATATCCTGAACCTCGTCTTGACGCAGCACAAAGCCTGTCCGTCTGAGATAACGCATCGCCATCGAGACCGTGTCCACCAGATCGTCATGCTTGGCTTTCGGAAACCGCATGCACTGGCTTATGACCTCGTCGGCCCATGCTTTGTCGGGGCAGTAGACCAGACCTTCCTCAAATAAATGCTGCACCGAGTACAGGCGCGCCATCTTGTCGATCGATCCTGGGTCTTCAAGCTGAACGCCAAAGTTCTTCCCAGAATACATCCTTCTTAGCTCCCGCGCAACTGGGAGGCCAACAGTCTTATTTTCTATCAAAAGTGTCGAAACTTTCCACCGAAGGCACGTCTCGGCCACCTCTGTAACCAATTCGGGCATCTCAAGGTGCTTCGACCACGCATGCATCATCATGATCCGAGGTGGCACTTCCCGCTCGTCATAGGTGCGGATCACATGGGTCATGTGGCCGTCGCGGTTCAGCATACGGGTCGCATGTGTCTTGGGGTCGTCCGTCCAGATGCCCCAGACCGTCATGGCCGACGGATCGTTTTCCTTCTTCTCGGTCATGGCCGTGTCGAGGCTGGCAATGATGTAATCGAAAGGAGGGTACTTCGCCTCCTCCCACAAGTTCCAATGCCGGCGCTTGATGATACCGCCATCCTCTGGGGTCGGGAGCTGCTGGAACTGGCCCGATGCGGCATACTTTCCCATAATCTTCTTGTCGCGCTCGACCACGTGCCGAGGGAATCGCCGAGGAAAGAACAGCTCACCCTTGCGGGAGCGTGGATCCTCCCAGCCGAGGAGTGTCGGGTAGGCGCGCTCGGGGTCATACTCCATCGGGATCATGATGTGGTCATAACCGAGCTGCTTCTCAAGGATCACGCCGGACACGTCTTCTTCGTGCAGGCGCTGCATGATCACGATGATTGCGGACTTGTCAGGGTTGTTCAGGCGGGTCGGGATCGCCTGCTCGAACGTCTCGATCGTGGTCGACCTCTCGGCTTCGGAGGCGGCAGAGGCTACCGAGTGCGGGTCGTCGATGATCACGCGGTCGCCACGAGCACCCGTCATACCCGACATGGCTACAGCTTGGCGAAAGCCGGTCGCCGTCGTCTCGTACTTGATCTTCTCGTTCTGGTCGCCTGTGATAGTAACCCGATCGCCCCACCTTTCTTGATACCATTCGGATGTGACAAGTCGTCGCATCTTGGTGCTGTCTCGGATGGCAAGAGGCATGGCATGCGAGGCGCACACGTACCGCATATAGGGCATGTTGCGCGGTCCCCATTCCCAAGCCGGCCATAGAACGTTGGTCAGAAGGGACTTCATCGCGCCAGGCGGGACGTTGATAAGCAGGCGATTATAATACCGCTTGTCATCGATCATCATTTCGCCGGTGATGGCCTCGAGATGCTCGCAGATGGCATCGATATGCCAGTTGTGGAGGTATTGCTGGCCTGGCTCGATAACGTGCCACGCCTGCTTGATGAAGTCGGTCAGCTTCATCTCGCATAGGCGCTTTGAAGCGTTGAAATTGTTCACTTCGACGTTGAGCATCTGGCCATCGATGGGGATGACGGTCAAGGCTTATGCTCTTTCTTGACGGTGCCGAAAACTTTCTTGCGTTGCTTTTCGCGATCCTCAAAGATTTGATCGAGCTTGATTCTCTCGCCCAGCATCTCGGCTGGCCGCTTCATG